TTACCTATGCTTTTTTTGGTTTATTTTGTACAATTGAGATAACATTATTACTTAATGCAATCGAAACAGGTACAAATTTTGCTGAAGCAATACAATTATTATGGGATGAAGATACTAAAGCGATTTTTGCTGCGATTATATCTTTTTGGTTTGGGAGTAGAGCAATTGAAAAAGCCAGGCGAAAGTGAAATTCAACATTACGTTAGAGTAATAAAAGAACACGGTGCTCGTCGTGCAAGTTTTAACGAGCGTATGGAATATTGGAGAAAATATCATGAAAGAACAACTGATCAAAGCAGCAAGGATGCATGCTGAAGGCGAGCTTGAAAGAGCTAAAACAAATATTATGGTTTATATGAATCAAAGTGTTGGCATTGGCGAGCACAGTGATATTGTAGAGGCTATTCAAGAAGAGCTTGATAAAATGGCAGCTGCGACTGATCGTATCGAAATGCTTGAACAACATTTTGAAGACGACGAATATAAAATATAAAATAAAAAAAATATTTTTTTCTAAAAAAGTGACCAGGGGCTGTTTACAAAAACAGCCCCTTGATATATAATACTACATATAAAGCAAATCACCACATAAAGGAATCAGCTGATGCAATCAAATCGATTCGCAGATACGAGAGACTTTTTGTCCCAAACGAAATTCTATGAAGGCTATTCAAGATTTAAAGAAAACGATGGCTCATACGAGAGCTGGGACGAAGCTGTCGATCGTGTAATATCAATGCACGAAAATAACTATTTAGACAAAACAGAAGAATTAAATTCATATTTAGAAGAAGCTCGCACCGCTTATAAAGAACAACGGGTGCTTGGAGCTCAACGCGCTTTACAGTTTGGCGGAGAACAATTGATGAAACATCAGATGCGTATGTACAACTGTACGTCATCTTATGCCGATCGTCCTGCTTTCTTTGGCGAGTTTTTCTATATTTTATTATGCGGAGCAGGCGCAGGCTTTTCTGTACAAGAACATCATATTGCTAAACTACCAAAGATTCAGTTGCGTACAAAACAAGCAAAAGGTTATATTGTAGAAGATTCAATAGAAGGTTGGGCTTCAGCACTTGACGTTTTGATGGCATCTTACATGATAGGTGGCGGTAAATATCCAGACTACGAAGGACGTCGTGTATTCTTTGATTTGTCTCAGATCAGACCAAAAGGCGCTAAAATCTCTGGCGGATTCAAAGCGCCTGGTCCAGAAGGTTTACGTAAGTCTTTAGATAAGATCGAGCACATGTTACAAGGTATGGTAATGGACGCAAAAGAACCTGTTTCTCTTCGTCCTATTACAGTGTATGATATCTGTATGCATGCAGCTGACGCTGTTTTATCTGGTGGTGTTCGTCGTTCTGCTACAATTTGTCTCTTTTCTCCAGAAGACGATGAAATGATGAACGCAAAAACAGGCAACTGGTTTATGGACAATCCACAGCGTGGTCGTTCAAATAACTCAGCTGTTATTGTGCGAGACGAAGCAACACCTGAAATGTTCGCAAAGATTATGGATTCTGTTAAATCATTTGGCGAACCAGGTTTTTATTTCACAACATCAAAAGAACATACAACAAATCCTTGTGTTGAGATCGGTATGTATCCTCAGTACGAAGGCGAGTCTGGCTGGCAAGGCTGTAACCTAACAGAAATTAACGGTGGTATGTGTACCACTGAAGATGATTTCTATCAGGCGTGTCGTGCTGGTGCCATTCTTGGTACATTACAAGCGGGATACACAGACTTTAAATTTCTAAGTCCTGTATCTAAAAAGATCTTCGATCGCGAAGCATTGCTTGGTGTTTCAATTACAGGATGGATGAATAACCCCGATATTCTTTTCGATACGAAGATCCTTAAAAAAGGAGCAAACATTGTTAAGAAGGTCAACAGGGAAGTTGCAGCCATTATTGGTATTAATCCTGCTGCTCGTACTACTTGCGTCAAGCCAAGTGGTAATGCATCAGTTCTGCTACGAACCGCTTCTGGTATACATGCAGAACATTCTTCACAATACATAAGAAACATTCAAATGAATAAAGAGTCTGAAATTACTCAGGCTATTATTAAATCGAATCCTTATATGGTTGAAGAATCAGTATGGTCAGCATCAGGTACTGACGTTGTAATTTCTTTTCCGATCATTCCTCATCAAGGCTCTTACTTTAAAGATAACCTGTACGGTGTAAAACACCTGGACCTCGTCAAAAAGGCTCAGAAGTATTGGGTTGTCGAAGGCACAAATGAGGAGTTATGTGCAGACGAAGGTATTCGTCATAACGTTTCAAACACAATTATTGTCGACGACTGGGATGATGTAGAGAAGTACGTGTTTGAGAATCGCTATTCTTTCTCAGGTATCTCTTTCCTTGCGCCATCAGGCGATAAAGACTACAATCAAGCGCCAAACACAGCCGTAATTACAGCCGAAGATATGGTTGATAAGTACGGTGAAGGTGCTATATTCGCTTCAGGTATGGTTGTCGACGCACTCAAAGTATTTACAAACCTATGGATCGCTTGCTCTACAGCGCAAGGTATGGGCGAGGATCTTACACTTGAATCTTCTGAAAACTCAGCAAAGCAAGACTGGGTCAGACGATTCTCAAACTTTGCTCATAACTATTTTGAAGGTGATCTCAAGAAAACGGAATACTGTTTGAAAGATTCTTATTTACTTCATAAATGGAATAAAATACAACAAAACCTTCAACCAGTAGATTGGAAGACGGATCTCACAGAAAAGACATACGTAGACGTCGATACACTTGGAGCCGCAGCCTGTGCAGGCGGTGCTTGTGAAATTGATTTCTAGTCCTTGTGTAAAAATTTGCACGTTGATAGACAAAATATGCATTGGCTGCGGTAGAACACAAGAAGAAATTAAAGAGTGGTTTACAGCTACCGATGAAAGAAAAAAAGAAATAAAGGAATCGTGTGGAAAACGAGTATAGAATAGAATGTGAAGAGTGCGATACGTTAAGTATTGTACTTTTAGATAATGGCACAAAACCAGAATTTTGTCCTGTCTGCGGAAGAAGAGCTCAAGCTGAAGATATATCTGATGGAGACTGGCAAGATATATAATACATGACGTGGTATTATGAAAACAACATTTATGACAAGACCCCAGATGATTACCAAGGATTCGTTTATATCATCACAGAGCTGGATACAGGCAAGAAATATATCGGTAAAAAGAACTTTTGGCGGCCGAAGGTATTACCAAAAAATTCAAAGCGAGCTCGGAGAGTACGCACAAAACAACCGAGCGACTGGCAAGGATATTATGGATCTAGTAAGGAACTTCAATTACTCGTTGAACAGCGAGGGGCTGATAATTACAAAAGAGAAATTATCAGACTCTGCAGAACCAAAGGAGAAATGTCCTACTTTGAAGCAAAAGCTCAGTTCGATAATGACGTCCTTCTTTCCGATGAGTGGCTAAACGAGTTTATTGGCTGTAAAATACATGCCAAACACCTGCCGCCATGGCTGAAAAAAATTTAAAAAAGTGAAATTAAACGTTTACAATTACCTCAAAGTATGATATAATAGTATAGTAACTATGAGGAGCTAAAAATATGTCAATAATAAAAACTTACAATTTCGATCCAAATGTTTCGATTCATACATTATTCGAATTTATTAACAAATTCGATTCTAAATTAATCGATCTTACATACACATCGAATTTACCACAACTTACAATCAAATTCGATATTAAACATCAACCCGAAATCGAATCAATTCTTCGATAAAAAAAAAGATTTTACTATGATTCTAATTGATTTTTCAGGTATCGCTATCGCCACAGTTGCGGTTAATAAAGTAAACGACGAACAGATGTTGCGCCATATGATGCTTAACTCTATTCGCATGTACCGTACTAAATTCAAAAAAGATTACGGCGAGATTGTACTTGCAATCGATAGTGGTAATAACTGGCGTCGTAATTACTTTCCACAGTACAAGGCAAGTCGTCGTAAATCTCGTGAAGAGTCTGATTTTGATTGGGGCGAAGCGTTTCGTATTCTTCAGCTCGTACAAGATGAAATCAAACAAAACTTTCCTTATCATGTTATCAAAATTGATGAGTGCGAAGCAGACGATAT